GAAGATGGACAACGCTACCTTGCTATGTCCCCTGCTGGTTACACTGACTTGTTTTCAATTAATGAGTTTGCTTCATCAGATTACGTTGGGCCTCAAAACCTTCCGTTTGCTGGTGGTATGACAATGAAAGAGTTCTTGGGTTTCAAGATTTTCTCAACGTCTGCCGTAGCTGCTGGTAAAAACTTTGCTTACCATACATCAGCGGTTGGTATCGGAATCAATGCCGATGTTAGCACTGAAGTAAATTATGTAGCTGAGAAGGTATCTCACTTAGCGACTTCAATGATGTCAATGGGATCAATTGTTATTGATGCTAATGGTGTTTACGAAGTTCTTGACAACAATTAAACTGGAGTAAAAAAATGGCTTTTAATGCAGCAAACTTAACTCGCATGGCTGGTGCTTCTGGAGTGTCTTTATGGCACTACACATCAGCAGATTCAATTGCGACTGTAAATTCGGCTGGATATTTTAATGGTGCTTCTTCCATGATGAATATTCGTGACGTTATTATCGTTGTAGACAGTAACACTCCGACAACAAATCTTGCAAATGTACTTACAAATACATCAGCAGGAGTTGTAGACATTTCTAATGGCACTGCCATTGTAGAAACTGACGGAGATTAATAAGGAAGGGGGCTTCGGCCCCCTTTCATTTCTATAGATAGGTTGATTAGATGCCAGCAAATACACCAATAAAAGTATGTTCACGCGCCTCCGTCCTAATGGGCGGTTCTCCTATTTCAGCCTTTGACGAGGGTACAGCTGAGGCTGATGTCGTCGATGCTCTATACGAAGACATTGCAAGATCGTCTTTGACTAGCAGTCGTTGGCGATTTGCCACCAACCAACAAGTTTTAAATCGTTTAGTTTCTGCGCCTACAGGAAGATTTGATGCAGCATATCAAATGCCATCTGACCTTCTTATGCTTAGCGCAGTTACAGTAGGCGATCACCCCATACAGTATGATACATATGGGGATAAAATCTATGGAGACATAGATACTAATGATGTTGTTATTGCTGATTACATTTACAGAGCAGCAGAAGCGCACTGGCCTCCATACTTTACGTTGGCAGTAGAGTTTCAAGTTGCTTCAATGTTGGCAATTTCTATTGCAAGAGACGCTAATTTAGCACAGATGATGGATCAACAGGCGGAGCGCCAAATGATAAAAGCTCGCAGACTTGATTCACAGCAACAGACTACTCGAAAACTACAGACAACAAGGTTTATAGCACAGAGGCGTAGCTAATGCAGAAAGTAAGGATTCCACAAAATAGCTTTCAATTTGGTGAGATTAGCGAAAGCACTATAATGAGGACTGATAGTCCTATTTATTCAGCGTCTGCTCAGAGTTTAGAGAATATGATTGTCTTGCCCGAAGGCGCTGTTAAGAAGCGGCATGGTTTAAAGTTTCATGCAGCTAATGGTCAAACAAATAAAGACGTATACTTAGCTCCATTTATATTTGATGATAACGAAAAATATATAATTGCAATTGGTGAAGCTTACATTCTTTGTTATAGGCTTTTAACAAATGGAACAGTAAGTCTTGTATCAACTATAACTGCTGATACAGCTTCTGCTTCTTTACCTTTTGACGCAGATTACATACGGCAACTTAATACAGCACAGTATGGCGATGTTATGTTTATATCCCACCCTCTGTTTGCGCCTCGTATGTTATCAAGAACAAGTCTTACAGCTTTTGAATTAAGTACATATAGCTTTGATGAAAGCTTTGATGGTCACAATACTCACCAGCCATACAGCAAGTTTCATGCTACAAGCACAACACTTGCAGTAAATAATACTTCTGGAAATGGCAGAACATTAACTACAAGTGCAGCTTATTTTGATACTACAGGTAAACACGTCAATACAGTTCTGCGCTATGGTGGAAATGAAATTTTGATAACTGCTGTAGCTAGTTCTACTAGCGCGACTGGTAATATTATTGATACTTTAGATGTGCGTTTAAGCATTTTAAATCCATTAAGAACAAGAAACGGAAGCGCTATTATTGAGGTCACGCAAATAGAACATGGTTTTGCTGGCGGTGAATCTATTGCTTTTTCTGATGCTGTTGCTGTTGGGGGTATAGTTGCTACCAATATAAATGGCTCAAGGACTATTGGAGATGTATTAGATTTGAATACATATACAATTACTGGTGGTTCTAATGCAACATCAGCCGAAGATGGAGGCGGTTTTGTTAAAGTGACTACTGGAGCTGCTACTCATATATGGGATGAACAATCTTTTTCTGCTTTGCGAGGCTATCCAGCTGCAGTTACCTTCCATGAAAACAGATTATGTTTTGGTGGTACTATTGCAGAGCCTGATACAATTTGGATGTCCAGTCTTGGAGAGTTCTTTGACTTTAATGTTGGGGATGCCGAGGATACTGATGCAATTAATTTAGTTGCTGCGACTGGTGATGTTAATGAAATTAGGTATATGAGGTCGAATCGTGACCTACAAGTATTTACATTGTCAGATGAGCTGTATGTACCTACTTTTTTAAACCAAGCAATTACACCAACTAATGCTCAAATAAGAAAACAAACACCATTTGGTACTGAGTTTGTTTTGCCTACATCTATTGATGGTGCTACTGTTTTTGTTGAAAAAGGTGGTAGAGCAATACGCGAGTACATTTATTCTGATGCAGAAGATGCTTATATATCTACTGCGGTTTCAACAGTAGCTACTCACTTAATAGAAACACCAGTTGATATGGCTGTTGTTCATTCTGGTTTTAGCACTCAAGAATCTTATGCAGCTTTAGTTATGAATAATGGGAATATGGCTTTGTTTAGTTCTAGTAGAGCTGAGAAACGTGCAGCTTGGACTAGGGTTACATCTCAATGCGACTTTAAATCTGTTGTGGCAATTGGAGATAGGTTGTTTTCTTACATTAAAGACACAAACAATATCTATACATTGTGTGAATTTGTAGGTGATATTGGTTTAGATAATTATATTTATGTAGCTTACGGCAATGGGACTGTAAGCGTCAGTAGCGCCTATACTACAGGCACTGTAGATGTAATTGGATATAACTCAACTAGCGGAGTATTTGCTTCTCTAGGCGAGTTTACTGTTAGTAGTGGTAACATTACTATGACTGCACATAGCGGTCATACTCATTTCTATGTTGGCAAAAAGTTTACAGCTAAAATTATTACTAATCCTATAGACACTGTGGTTGGCAATGGGCCAGTAACAGGTGACATACGCGGCATTGGGACAGTTGTTTTAAGTCTTAAAGATGCTACTTCGGTTAAAGTAAATAATAGAGCAATTTCAAACTTAAATGGATTTAGTGGAAACAAAGAGGTTAGGCTTCTCGGATACAATAGAAATCCTCAAGTAACTGTTGAGCAAGTTGATCCAATGCCTATGCAAGTTAATGGTCTTATTTCGGAGTTAATTTTATAGTGCAAATGATTTTTCAATTATTATCTGGTTTTATGTCAGCGAAAGCTAGCAGGGAAGCTGGTAGAGCAAGACAAGATGCAGCCAACATGGATGCGTTTAATACCGAAACCGAGAGAGAACAGGGCGAAGTCTTTGCAATGCAACAGGCTGCAGCTCGTAGGGCCGAGTTTGATTCAGCAACAGAGGCTAACATAGCTATGTTTTCTGTTGGTAGGGATATTGGTTCTGATAGGTCTGTTGAGGCTTTCTTAAATAAACAAAAAGAAATTGCTGCGACTGATCTTGGCAGACTTGATAATCAAAGACGAGCTGAGGCTAGTGCCAGAACAAGAGAAGCCATGGCTCTTCGCCGTGGCGGTAGAGTTGCTAGACGTGCTTCTTTACTTAAAGCTACTGGAACAATCTTTAATACTTTTTCTGATGCTTCAAAAACTGCTGCAAATGGAGGGACAAGATAAATGGCTGTAATTAGACAGAAAACTCAAGTCTTTAATAAGCCAGTTGGTGTGCGTAGGATAAACACTGGTGAAGCAGAAATGTGGGAACAAATCAGCCAGCAAGCTGACCAACTAACTGCTAGAGCTTTTGAGGCAGCAGCTAATAATGCTCGCACTGTTGGTGAGGAAACTGCTTTAGCTCAATCTAGTAAACAAATTTCAACTATAAATCCTCTTACTAATGAACCTGAGGCTTATACTCCACCAGCAGAGTTTGGAGAATTTGCCGCTGCTGCTTATCAAAGCATGATTAATAGAAGATTTGAAGAGTCAGTTAATTCTGAACTTACAGCAATGGGAGCAAGTATTGCTTCTAGTTCTAAAAGTGCGAGCCAATATCGTGATGATATGAGTAAGCATGTTAATAATATGTATAATGCAGCTGGAGAGAATACTTATTATAGCAGATATATTACTGAAAAAGGTACTAACTATGTCCACAAAACATACGAATCACTTAAAGCAAAAGAAATTGAAGAAACTAAAGCAGCGATTGAAAGGCAACAAATTGTTGCATCAATTCATGCTGGCAGAAATATAGCACAACAAATTGCATTAGGAATAGATCACAAAAAAATTGAGGAAGATATAGGTATAGAGTACATAAGAGCTTCTGATCTTTTTAAGACAGGTGCTATCACACCCTCACAATATAACTCCGCATTAGATACGCTTGATGGATATAGAGCTTTATCTTCTAATAATTCTTTAGCACAAATATACTCAAACATGACTGAAGCAAACCAAAATTTATTAATGATGGGAATTGATAACCCTAATGTGTTAATGACATTATCCAATGACACAGGAATTGGAAATTTAAATGAATTGGTGTCTGTTGCTTCTATAGCTAGGGGTAAAGATACTCTTCGATCTTCTTTAAAGGCTTCCCAAGAAGCAGCAAGTAATGTTCAACAAGATAATACCGCTACTCTTGTATCAAAACTTACGCCTCAGATTGCGCTTAGTCCAAGTTTTAATACTATAAATATGGCAACTAGTTCAATAGCAGACCCTAAATTAAGATACCAAGTCAAAACTGAACTATACGCTAATTTACTAGAAAAGAAATTAGACTTTATTACATCTGGCAGCAGTAACCGCCTTGATGAATTAGTGGTAGATTTATTAGATTCTAGTTCAGCATTTGGTTCAATTAATAATGTTAAAGATAAAAAAATAATATCCGAATTAAAAAGTTTAACTATGGAAGAGCGAAAAACTTTATCGCAAAAGCTAAATGATAAAAGATCAGCGAAAGCCAGACTGGAAGGCGTAGATATTAAAAAGGCAGAAAATGCATTAAGATCACAAGCCCTTGCTTTTAGTGCTAGTACAGATTTAACAAAAGATTATAAAGAATTACGCAAAAAGATTAACGATTCGTCTCTTTCTAGTGCTACTAAAATTTCACTTACAAATGAAATTGGAGAACACTATACTAAAATTTCGTTACTAAAAGCTAGAGATATTTTACTTGAATCAGCTGACGAATTAACTGCTGTTCTTGATGCGCTTGTTACTGGAAATAATATAAGTTTAACAACGCAAGCACAAAAAGATAAATACAATATGCTTCGTCCAGCATTTGATGAAAGCCGAACTGTTGTAAGTAGCGCATTAAATCAAGAAATTCTTTCTATTAAAAACCAAACTAAACTAACGATTGAAGCTAATACAAATTTAGAATCTGGAATTGGATTTAATAATGGCATAGGACAAAGTCCTGAGAATATTAAAAAGTATATAGACCAATATTTAGCTAACGAAGTTTTATCTGCTAGCAATATAATGTTATTTCCAGAAGTTAATAAACTAATGGAGCAAGGAATTTTAGTACCTCAAGTTTTAGATGTTTTAAGCTCTTCCTTAACAAGCTCTAGTGAACTTGATATTGAAGCAGCTATGAATATTTGGGAGCAATACACAAATTTAAAAGTTACTGGTTCAGATCAAAGAGATTTGCCTTTAGATTTACTTAGAGCGTCTATGACTCAAGAAGATTACGCAAGATATTCTGCTGCCAGTTATATTGGTAGATCAGAAGGTAGAAGTCCTGCAAGTATATTAATAGAACTTAGAAATTATTCTGGTGATTTAAGCAAAGATGTACTTTTTGATGTAACAGGTAAAAGGCAGGGCGTTCTTAAAGATATTCTTAAAGAGGTCAGGGCTAGCCCTCAGTATTCAGAACAAATATTATCTGTTATTAAGATAAAAAAAGCTAGAGGAATTACTATAACTAAAGAAGTAATAACTGAAACAATCTCTAGTTTTACTAAAAATATGATAAAAGACCCAAACGTATTTGGTCCAAATATTGGAGACTCAACTGTTTTTGCTATTCAAGGTTATCTGACTACTAAAGAAATATTAGCTGCTCGAAACTTTTTTACTAATAAATTAGCTCTACATCCAGATAATAAATATGCAAATTATTTAAGAGGTGGTACTGCTGCCGATGCTTTTATAAGGGCTGCTGGTCAAAGCTTTGGCTTTAATTTTTGGGATGGTATGCTTGGAGTTAAAGATAAAATAACTGGTGGTTATCAAAATTTAGTTAATATGAATGATAACCAAAGAATTATTGATGGTGGCAGAGCATTAAACTTTAACGTTATTTTTCAACCAGATGTAGCATCTTTTGACGAGGGTAAGCCTCAGTGGCTTATTGGAATCCCATCTGAAAACGGAGGCTTTGAACCTTTTACAATAGATGGTATGCCTCAATACATGACTAAACCTAAAGACGTGTCTAATATAACTTTGGCTGCTCTTGTTAATTTTCAGCAATCAAAGAGTCGCGGTGGTACTAAAGCTGAACAAGTAACTGCAGAAATTCAATACTTAGCAACTCTTCCACACTTTACAGAAAAACATTTTATGTCAAACGCAGCTGAACAATTTAGATTTTCTGGTATAAGAACAGGGCTTGGAAGTAACGCTAGAGTTCTTGAAGTGTTTAGAGCAAAACGAAAAGCTTACAATGAAAAGGATTTGGTTGAATAATGGAAATAATAGTACCAGAACCAAAACCATTTGACGAAAAGCCAAAAGGCCCAATAGATCAGGCTCCAGCTACATTTGGCGAAACTGCTAATGCAAATTTCAACAAATACATTGATCCAATCATAGCTCAAAATCAAGTGTTCCTAAGCAAAGGCCCTTATGATCCAAACGCTATTAGCCGTGTAGAAGATTTTATAGAAGAGAATGGTATATCGGGTGAGTCAGCACAATATCTTCGTACTTTTGGAATTGGAAGCCAAGAAAACTTTTTAGCTGCAAACGAGTTCCTTGAAAAAAGAGATAGAACAAGAAGCATTCTTGACAGATCAACTGGTCTTAATTTGTTTGCAAGTGACCCACTTGTTTATGCTTCTATAGTAATTCCTTACGCTGGTTTTGCGGCTACTAAATCTTTGGGGTATCTTTTAGCTAGAACATCTACTAATTCTGCAAGTAAAATTGCTGCAGCTAATAAAATAAAACAAGCACATAGCTTAATGGGGCCTAGAAAAAGTTTAACTGCTGGTAATCTTGCTAAAATTACAGCTTTAGACACTGCCGTACTTGATGGAAGTTTAAATTTATCTAAAGCATTAACAGATTTAAGTTTTGGGGAAGATGTAAATACTACTCTAGGCAATGCAGCTTTATTAACAACCGCTACTATAACTGTTAGTTCTGCTTTTGGATATGGACTTGGTAAAGCTCTTATTAGACCAGCGGCTAGCAATAAAAGGGTAGCTGTATTTCACGAAGGTTATAAAACTTATCTTAATAGCATTACTGACAAGCCAATAAAACGTGGTGAAGATTTATCTTATAGTGGACAATGGTTTAATAATTCTTGGTTTACAAAATTTTTACCAAGTCCAGTTAAGGTTACTGTAAATGATAAACTTTTACCTGATTGGGCTGTTGAGGATATGTTAGGTTTAGCTGGGGATAATGGTATGCCGTTAGCTCTACATCAATTAGGTAGAAGCATAGGCACTCCTGTTTATACTAATGCTGCACGCAGACAAGGTGATTGGTATGTAGCTTTAAACAAAATAAATGAAGATCATAGGAAATTAAACTCTCGCGGAAACGCTGAGTTTATGAATGTTCCTGTTGGTGCTTTCTATGAAAAAATACGTTCTAAGCTTGGAATGACAAGTTTTGCTCCAGATCAATGGTACAATCATGTCGGCAGATTAATGGCAGATGATATACCCTATGAGAAAATGACACCCGAAGAAGCATCTTCGGTTCAATCTGCTCGTACTTTCTTTGAAAAATATGGCAAAGAATTGGAAGACGAAGGTTTAATTAATGCTAGAGATATAATGGAAGACACCTATCTTAAAACTGTTGGCAAACAAATGGAGCTTCAAAGTGTAGTTCGAAGTATTATTGATGCGAATAAAAAATGGATGAAGAGTTGGGAAAAAAAGAATCTAACTAAAATTAAAACAACTGAGGCTAAGTTAGTTCCATTAATTAAAGCTTCTTCATCTAGGGGTTTAACTAAAAAACAAATAGATTTTAAGAAAAGATTAGAAACTGAATTAGCTCAAGCTAAAAAAGATAATGCAACTATAGCTGCAAAATTTGAGTTAATTAGAACTGCAAAAAACATAGATGATCTTGCTGCTTTAAATAAAGATTTAGATTTAACACCTCGAATGGGTGGAGCTTTACAAGATATAGGTAAAGCTATGAACGACACTAAATTGCGTATTGAAAACGCTTTAGACGTAATTAATAAAGGTGGTGGGAAAAAATCTGCTACCAATTATTTACCTAGATTGTTTAATAGACGTAAAATACATAGTGATCGAGATGGATTTAAAAAAATATTAATGGATCATTTTAAAGAAAATCCAGAGGTTACTCTTAAAGGTGATGATGGTTTATTTAAAGTTAAAACATTTGCAATTGATCCAGCATCCCTTGAGCGACGAGCTAATGAAACAATAGAAACTATCTTAGGTGAAACTGATGACGATGCTATTGATGCTATCTTTACTGGGTTTGGCAAGAGTGGGCCTTTAGTCTCCAGGCGATTAAGTATTAATAATTCTAAAGTAAAAGATTATATAGTTACTGACATTAAAGAATTAATGATTGCATATACAAATAAAGTTGCTCCCAAAATTGAGTACCATAAAAGGTTTAGAAACCCCAAAGATGGTAAGCTAATGACTCTTGAAGCTAGGATAGATTATATTCGAGAGCGTATGGTTAAAGAAAAAGTTCCAACAAGAACAATAAATAAATACATTAAAAACTTTGTTCACAGTTATGATAGAGTAGTTGGCACAACATTAAAGCGCCCTGATGCAATAGATACTAAGGTTGCCAACTTTTTGCGGACAGCTACAAACTGGACATTTTTAGGTAGTTCTGGCGTTGCGGCTGTTGGTGACGCAGCTTCATTAGTTATGGATCACGAGTTAAGAGCTGTTGGTTCTGGTCTTTTAGGTTTAATGGACGATTTATCATTAAAGATGTCTAAGCATGAATTAAATTTAGCTGGTGAAGCTTTAGAAATTGTTCGTGGAATTACACATTTAAAATATATGGAAAGTTTAACTAACGATGTTTTTACTAAATCGTTACCTGATAAATTAAATAATGCTTTCTATACATTAAATGGTTTAGCGCCAATAACTGTTACAATTAAAGCTATGGATGGTTTGTTGCGAGGCCATACGATTATTGATGCTTCAATAAATTTAACAAAAGGACAAGCCACTCCATTTGAAAAAACATTTTTAGCTCAATATAATATTACGCCAGATTTAGCTAAGAGAATATCTAAAACTCCTTACGAAAAAAGTCAGGGCAATTTGTTTTTGCCAAATACAGAAGCTTGGGTTGATGATGAAGCTGTGATTGCTTTTAGAAACGCTCTTAATTCTGGCGTTATGAACAGAGTTATTATGGGTACTCCAGCAGATAAACCTATAACTATGGATGGCGTTGCATACATACCAGAAGCTTTTGCTAGGTCTCTACCATTTTACAAAAATCTGCCTAAAGATTCACGCGTTAAAGGTTATGTTAGAATCGAAAGTGGTTTGCTTGCACTGCCATTTACTTTTTATAGTTATTCTTTTGGAGCTTTAAGTAAGATAACAGGCAACCATGCGGCTGGAGCAGTTAGAAATAGAGCAGCTCATATGGCTGTAGCTATGGGTCTTGGCTATTCAATTGTTAAATTCCGCACACCAGACTGGGCTTGGGATGAAATGGATTTTGATGATAAGGTTATGAGATCTTTTGATTTCTCAGGTCTTGCAGCTATTCACAGTGATATGGCTTATAGAACTTTAAGTTTTCTTGCTGAAACAGGTGCAGCAAACCCAGAGAACATGCCAATAAAACCTAAGTATATTGGTGAAGTTGATCCTTTTGCGGCTGGAATTTCCATTCTTGGCGCTCCAGCTGACTGGTCGTATGAAGTAATAAGTGGAGTTAAAGAAATGTTGGGTGGTGATGTTGGTACTGGAGCGCAAACTATAGCACGAATGTTACCGCTTACAAAAACCCTTTTACTTGGAGATGGTTTAAAGCAAGGGGCTATAGATTTAGCTGGTCAATTGCCAAATAAACCTTAAACTGCACGCATGATTTTGTGCGTTGATTTTTAATAAGTTTACTGCGAAAACAAAAAAAAAGAGGTGATTTATGACTATATTATTATCGACAAACGTTCCAAGAGTTGCTTACACTGTAGGTCAAGGCGTAGTTCAAAAAGTATTTGCTGTTCCTTTTGAGTTTTTTGACGATGAAGACGTTACTATTTATGTTGATGGTATTAAAAAGACGCTAGGTTCAAACTACACACTCTCAGGTGGCAATGGTGCGGTTGGTACTCTTACATTTAATACAACTGGTGGAACACAATTAATTACTGGAGCTACTGGTGGCAGTACAGTTATTATTGTGCGCGATGTAAAGCTTTCAAGAGTTACCGACTTTGCTACAAGTGGAGATATTAATAGAACGGCTTTAAATTTGCAGCTTGATACTCTTGTTGCACAAATTTCCGATATGGATGATCGTCTTTCTCGCACAATTCAACTTAATGATTTTGAAGTTGCTCCAAGCATGTTGCTTACTGCAGATCGCAAAGATAAAATCTTAGCTTTTAACGCATCAACTGGCAACGTAGAAGCTGGCCCCTCAATATCAGCGGTGAATACAGCGGTTACAGCACTCTCTACTACAACTACAAAAGCTAATGAAGCTGCTGCTTCTGCTACTTCGGCTGCTTCTTCTGCAACTACAGCGACTGCTAAGGCCACAATAGCAACTGACAAGTCGGCACTAGCAGCTACTGCAAAAACTAACGCTGAGACAGCAGAAACAAATGCTGAAACTGCTGAAACTAATGCAGCATCTAGTGCATCTACAGCTCTTACAAGGGCAAACGCGGCAACTGCAAGCGCATCTACAGCTACTACTAAAGCATCAGAAGCTTCTTCATCAGCCTCGTCTTCTTTGAGTAATAAAAATGCTACGGACACTGCAAAGGCAAACGCTGTTACCGCCCAAAATGCTTCTGTCGCTGCTAGGGATGCTTCCGTTACCGCCAAGGATGCTTCTGTTGCCGCGAAGGATGCTTCAGTAGTTGCCAAGAACGCTTCAGTAGCTGCCAAGGATTCTTCAGTTACTGCTCAAAATGCTTCTGTCGCCGCCAAGAACTCTTCTGAAACTGCAGCAAGCAATTCGTCTTCTAGTGCATCTACAGCTACTACAAGAGCAAATACAGCTACAGCAAAGGCAGACATTGCAACTGCTAAAGCCATCATAGCTACAGACAAAGCAGCGATAGCTACAACAAAAGCTAGTGAAGCTGCGAGTAGTGCATCTTCTATGTCAAGTTCTGTAACAGCGGCAACAGCGGCTAAAGATGCGGCACTCGCGGCATTAGATTCATTCGACGACAGATACTTAGGAACGAAGTCATCAAACCCATCAGTGGACAATGACGGAAACTCATTAGTTGCTGGTGCATTATATTTTAATACTTCTGACAACACGATGAAAGTGTACGAAGGTTCTAATTGGGTCGCGGCTTACGCCTCAATAAGTGGTGCTTTGCTAAAAACTGGCGGAGTAATGACAGGTGCTATCACAACTAATAGTACGTTTGATGGGCGAGATGTAGCTGCTGATGGAGTATTGGCTACTAATGCTTTACCAAAATCTGGTGGTACTATGACAGGCAATATTGCACACGGCAGCGATTTTACGCTAGACGTAGCAGGGAATATTACCCTTGATGCAGGCGGTGGGGATATTTTTCTTAAACAAAATGGTACACATTATGGTAGTATAAAAAGAAATAATGGTGACTTACAAATTCACAGTGAAGCAAGTGACGAAGATATTTTATTTGTAGGCAAAGATGGTAGCTCAGCTATAACAGCCCTCACCCTTGATATGTCTAATAAGGGTTCGGCTATTTTCAATACTGACGCATCAATAACAGCCCAAGGCACACACAATGAAGGCGGTGGCCAATTATTCTTAAAGGGTACAGACACCCCTGCGGCAAGTAAAAACTTAGGTCAAGTAAATTTCGGCAATTCCGATGACCAATCTTTAGCGATGATACGTGGTGAATCAACAGCGGCGACAGGGGCAGATTTAGTTTTCCAAACTGAAGAGGCTGGTGC